AGAAGAGGGATACAACTCTAGGTTATATTTTAGGGGGGTATTTATGAAACCATACGCATGGATTAATGTAAACGATGAATACAAAATTTTGTTTGATGATGAGTTGCCAACATATTACCCACAAGCATGGATTCCACTCTACACCCATCCAGCAAAGACACTAACAGATGAGGAAATAATTGCAATTTCAAATGGATGTTTGGTGGGTGCTACTGCTTGGCATAACCCTGATTTAGACCCAATAGAATTTGCTAGAGCAATACTAAAAAAGGCACAAGAATGAACATTCCATACAACAACGGCAAAGTTAGCATTGGTAAGTATTATGTGCCACCTAAGTATGTCGAGAAAGACACCGATATGCTTGAGCTTCAGTCTTATTTAATTCACGACCCAGCCCGTCTTAACAGGGTTTACTGGACAGAAAAAGCCTTATTAGTGCTAAGTCTGTTTGTCGTTATGGTTATATTCCTCAAGAGCTAGTTTTTTAGCATCCTCAACCCGATTAAGCCAGCCTTTAATAAAGCGAGCTTGGTCGGGTTTTCTTGCCACTATGCTTTGGTAGAAATCTGCCCTAGCGTCTGAAAACTTTGCAATAAGGTCTTTAGGCTCTGCATCGTTAATTGCTGCCATAGTCTTAGGCCCAATAACTCCGTCAGCCACGCATCCGATTGCTTGTTGTAGCGTCTTAACGCTTCGCCCTGTGCCTGCATTAACGGCAAAATCAAAGACCACATAATCTAAGCCTTTCGGTAGAACTTCACAATAACTGGGATTCCAATACTTTAGTTTATACATTGAGCCGACTTTTTCAGGGGTCAAGGCTCGCATATCGGCTTCGGATACAGGATGCCCAACAAATTCTTCCCAAACACGCTTAGTAACGCCTAAATTAGTAAATCCACCTCTGTCGAGCGGGTCATTGCTTACGCCCCCCTCGTGCTTTAAGATGCGTTTTAAACACTCCTCAAATCTCATTTTTTTAGGTTTGCCATAATCCGACTACCAAACAGGAATCCAAAGGCTATGTTGGCAGCTTCCAAGCCTATGCGTTGAACATATTGGTCAACAGGTAAGAATAAGGTAGATAGACCTACCACAATGACTGTTAATGCCCCTAGATAACGGCTAGACGCTCTTAAATCAATAACCCATTGGCTAGGTTGCCCATACGGGTTATCGAGCTTGGCAAGGGCTTCTAAACGGGCAATTTCGCTGTTATCAAGCTGAATCTGCTCGGCAATAGTGGTTGGGCGAACTCCACCATTAAAACGCCCTATAAGCTGTTTAATGCCTTCTACGCCTACTGGAACTAATGCCCCGATGATAGTTTCTATAATCACTTAGGTAGCGACCATCCATGAGTAGATAGGTAGGCATAACCTAGACCACCAACAAAGACATAAAACAATGTTCTTAGTGAGAACCAACCAAACTGGCTTACTTTCTCATTTAACCATTCTTTAATGGCTTCTTTAACAACTTCTTTTTGGATTTCGTTAGACATTTTTCTTCCTAACAGTAGTCTTTTTAACAGCAGGTGTTCGTTTAGTGGCTACTTTCTTTTTAGGTGTAGCTTTTACTTTACCTTCATAATCAGTTAGAAAAGTAAGCCAATGTACCTTTTTGGTGTAGCCCATCTTATCAAATACCCAGTCAATTATGAACATAAGTCACTTATTTAAGTTGATGTAATTGTTTGCCAAGCAGAGCCTGTGTAAACACAAAGTTTGCCTAAAGTGCTATCAAACACAACATATCCTGCTGATACAGTAAGTGCATTTTTTTGTGTTGTTGTGACTACTGGAACACCAGCTCCGTTTGTGCCGTCAAGTACGATAGCCATTATTTCACCTCAATTTGTTTTAACTGCTCAAGCGTTGTGGCTTGGTCAGCTAGTTGGGTAATATCTCTTAGCCGTTGTTTCTCAGCTACGATAGCAGTCGTATCAGCACCCGACTCTAACGCTCGTTGAAACGCTACATCTTGAGCCTGTAATAAAGGTGTACGCTCTGCTCTTAATCGGTCTTTAGTAATTGCTTTGGCTTTGTCAAAGTTAATCGTAATCATTCTTGGTACTCCCATGCGTTACGGAATGTGCGGTCTGTAGGAATATCAGCAACATCCACAATCTTGTATGGTTTGCCTTGTGGTACATTTTTAGCGGCAATTTCTTCAATTGTTAATCCGCAATCGGCTGGAATAATGATGGCTACACCATCGTCTGTTGGGTAAATGATTCGTTTCATTGAATGTCCTTAACGGGTTACAGAAACACAAATAGTAGTCATGTCGTATTGGGCAACACCTGGTTGCTTGGTTTCAAATGCTACGCTACCAGCAGCAAAAGTGCCGAGCGTAACTAACATCGGATTAGTAGCACTCCCAAAGGTAATATTGGTGGTGTAGTTTGCATCAGGCATTGCCGTTATAAAATTAACTATATAAGACCCCACATTGACATCCGTAATGCTTAACACATTACCGCTTGCACGAATAGCTGGAGTACCAGTACCATCAAAATTTACCCATGCACGACATCCGTATGCAGTTGCTACTGAGCCGTAGCCTGAGTTAAATTTAAAGTTTCCACTAGAGTCAAACTGACCAACAGCAGTACCACCTTCAGTAAAGTCTATAGTATCTGCGGCTGAGAAGAATATACCTGTGTTGGTATCGCCTGTTGTGGTGATTGCGGGTGCGGATACTGTACCTGCTTGTACTGTAGTAACACCAGTAGCAGATAAAGTTGTAAATGAACCTGCTGCTGCTGAATTAGCACCAACAATACCATCAAAGTTAGCAGCGTTGATTCTTCCGCTAACTCCAAGTCCACCCGTAATAACGGCTGTTCCTGTAGTTGTAGAAGTAGATGCTGTGTTTGCTGTAAATGTTGTAGCACCACTACTTGTTAAAGTAGTAAATGAACCAGCACCACCAACCAAAGCGTCTGCATAAGCCTTAGTTACTGCATCATTAGATAAAGTAGGGGTAGCTAAGTTAACAATTTTGTTACTATTTAAATTTAAGTTACCCGTCATTGCGGTTTGACCATCTGCGGCAACCGAGTCGGTCATAGCAGAAGCCAAATCATTCATGGTGTTATTAGCCCATGTGCTTGCAATGGTTGTGCCTGTAACTACGGGATTACCCGCAGGTAAAGAATATGTGCCTGACCCGTTTCTTGACATGATTTACTTTCCTTTTTTCAATTCTTCAGCCATTTTACTAGGCGAATAGTTGATTGATTCTTTAATCTTTTGCTTTAAAGCCTTTTCTTGGGCTTTTTCAAAACTGTACTTAGTTAAGCTACCTACTACAGGTATTTTACCAATAGGGCTACGATTAATCATATCCAAGCCACGAATTACGGCACTAGCAGTATTAGAGTAATTTGCAGCACCTTTTAATGGGGCATTGACTAATATGGTTGTTTCCATTAGGTCACGAATTTCTTGTGCGCCTTTTTTGCCAAACAAATAATCTAACTTGCCGTCTTGGTCTAATTCTCTAACAGCCGACTTAAACTTAGCAGGGCTAACTACAGGGTTGCCAAACATATCGGTATCAATAGACTGAGTTACTCTGTCTTTTAAAAACTCAATTGTTTGACCTTGCAGTTCTTTAAATGCTTGTTGACCTTGCGGGCCTGAGCGTTTTAGTGCAAAACCTAAATTTTTGACATCATCTAACGAGCCATTAATAATAGACTTTTGGAATACATCTTCGAAAGCTACAACTCGGTCATCAGAATTGGCTTTGGTGCTTATCAAGCGGTCAATAGCACCAATGTTTTCAAAGCGTTTAGAGTAATCTTGGCGTAATCTGCGAGCTTCTTGATATAACTCACCGCCTTTGCCTTCTGTAATTTCATTAATAATTTTACGCATATCACGCCCATAACTTGCGTTTGGGGTAACAGGCACATAATTTTTATTAATAACTTTATAAATATCTTCTAACGCATTTATAGATATTTGACCTGTATTTTTAGGGTCGTTTTTAGCAAGTTGCTCATAAACAATGTTTAATATTGGAGCATTAGCAGTTCTCGTTGTAGGCGTTTCGTTTTCAATAAACGCTTTTAATGGTGCATATTGAATAGGTGCTTCGGTTTCGCCCTTTTCTTTAGCCAATGTATATGCATTTTCAATCTTTGTTTTAGCGGATTGGGCTTCTTTATTAAGCACATCTGTAACTACTTTACCAGTAGCCCGTAAACCAAAGGTTTGTTTGCCTGTAGCATCTACATAAGCATCAAAATTCTGCAAAATAGCGTCATTTCGTCTTGCTTGGGCTTCTACCAAAGGTTTGCCAAGTTCAGGGCTAATTTTAGGTGTTTCAATTTCAAACTGTTGTTGACCTAATTCACGCTCTGCTTGACCTTTGCTTAACTGAACAGGCACACGCAACTGACTAGCCATTTGGGTACGAGTTACTGTTTCAGGAGTTGTGGCAGCACCTACACCAGCCATAGTTGGTTGCGCTTGTCTGCGTAACAAATCAGGCATGGTAGGTACGGCTTGTCTTGCAGTTTGTATTTGTGGTTGTGTAGCACCCATCATACGAGCATAACTAGGCAACATACCTGTAGGCATTACTGGGGGCAATTTAGACGCTTCAAACGCACCACCAATGCTTTGCAATACATCTTGACTTGCACCGCTTCTAGGTTGGTACATATTGCGTTGAGCCATAGCCATTGGGGGTTCGCCTGTAGCTAATGCAGATACAGCACTTGGAACAGTTAAAGCTGCACCTGAAAGCATAGTTGCAGGCACTTCATATAATGCCATCATCTTTTCTTGCATGGAGCGTTTTGGCTCTATTACGGGTGGGTTTGCTACTTGACCAGCTACAGTAGGCACATCACCGCTTATGATATTGCCCCTTGTATCGGGGGTTTTAAATGCGTCATAGCGAGCCAACAAATCGGCTTGCGTTATGTTATCAGGTACATTCTTAACAAGCGTACCATCTGGCATTCTTACATCCATGCTTATCTTCCGCTTGGTAATTGGTTAAAGTCAACAACTTGTCCTGCCTGCCCTGCATTTTTTTCAATCATGCGTTTGCCACTAGAACCAGCTTGTGCTTCCAATGCTTTAATTGCAAGGTCACGAGCTTCTTGTTTTTGCTTAATAACTTTTTTGCTATCGCCTAATTGTGGGAAATACTTGCGTTCTTCATTTACATATTCAGTTGGTGATATTGCTGCACCTGATTCTTTACGCAGTACAGCACTAATAAAGTTTCTACGGGCTTGGTCGTTTTGTTGTTGTTCAGGGCTTGGGCCACCCGCAAATTCAGGTAACACATTAAATGTAGAACGAACATTTTGTTCTAATTTTTCGCCAATAATAGGCGTTCCACTAACAGTACCGCCAATAACAGTGCGAATTACACCTGTATTAGTTACACCTTTATTTTCTAAATCTGTAGCAATTTTATTGGCTTCTACTGCTCTCATTCCAAAAGCAACAGCGTTAGATTGGGTTTCTGTTAAAGGTTTGCCACCAACTAAAGATTGTCCTTGTGGGCCAACAACAGGTTTGGCTTGACCAGTACGAGTATCAACCAAGAAAGTACCATCTTCACGCTCAATAACTTGTCCAGCAGTAGGCATTTGTGATTTAGGAATGCGCTCTAATACTATAGTTGGATTAGCAGGGTCACGCAGTTCTATTGCTGTCCCAGTATCAATTTGCAATGGCGCACGAGGTTTTCCAGCACCTTGATAAATTGGTTTTAAAGTAGTTGGGTCAAGTAATACATCCTCAGCACCAACTTTCATTGGGCCTTCGTTCATTTTTTGGAAAGCAAATTGTCTTTGTGCTTGCGTAGCTCTTGGATTTGTATAAAGATTTGCTAATGCAGCTTGTGGGTTGGCAGGTGTGGCTGGCATTCCAGCATCAATTAATTCGTAGCCAGCAGGCGCAGGTTGAGCGGGTCTGCCTTGTTTTTGTTGCATATAATCAGTCATAGCAGATATTTCGTCTGCTCGTAGCTGTTTAGCCATGTCTAATTGGCGTTGTTCAACCTTTTCTAACTCTTTTCTACCTAAATAACCTTGCAATAAAGGTGCTGCGTATTGAAAGAAACTAGGTGCAACAAAACGATTGCCAACCATTTGACCTGATGGCGTTTGCTGACCTTGTTGCATTAATAACTCTGCCATTCTTTGTTGGCGAGCAATTTGTTGCTGTTGAATCTGTTGTTCGGGGCTTAAATTGCCACCTAGATTGAGCATTGTTTGTGCCATATCAATAGTCCATATCGCTTTGAATATTCATAGGATTCATACCAGCAGAATAGTAGTTCTGTGCAGGTCTTTGGTTATAAGCCGACATTTCTGCATTAGCCATATTCATTCTTTGTTGGTCTTGCTGATTGCGTAAAGCATTAGCCATAGCTAATTGGTTATACCCAGCACCAGCTTGTTTACCATCAACAGTCATTCCAGCTTGATTAGTCAAGTTCATGCCTTGTTGCAATGCCATATTTTGCATGGCTTGTTGCTGTGCAATATTTTGAAAGTATGGACTTAACCCACCTAAGTCTTGGGTTTGGGGCATCTGTTGAATGTAAGGGTTGTACATATTCATGGTAATAGTCCGTAATCTACGACTTTATAGCCGTCATCGAGGGTTTTAACTGCATAAGGGAATACTTGCTCTACTTCTTGTGCCATTACTCCAACATGGATGCCATCACCTGCTAATGGGTGAGATTTGACTTCATCTTTGTATTCAAAGCTATATAAGGTCAAGCCGTTATCCATTACACCGATTGCTTTAATATTTTCTTTTGCCCGAATATCGGACATCATTGCAGAACTGCCTAAACTAAATAAACCTTGATTTAGGTTAGCTTGGGCGGCTTGTTTAGCGTTAAAGTCACCCATTTGGGCGTTGTATTGCATCCCTGCAGCACCTAATATGTCAGGGCCAGCAGTCGTAGCTTGTTGGGCAGAATTAACAAATTGTGGGCCTTGCACTTGTGCCCCTGTACGAACCGCAGATAAAGTGTTTAATGGCTCGTTTCTAAGGTAGGCTTGTTCCTGCAATGCAGTCTGACGAGCTTGCTGACCCACACCAAAGCCTTGAGTTGTGGCGGCAGCCAATAGGTCATTTTCACGCTGGGCTTGTTGCATCATAGCTCGGTCATACGCTTCAGAGCCAATGTCTATACCTTGATTAGCTAGACGCTGTTGTAGCCGTTCTTGCCCTTGCTGTATCTGTGGGGCAAGGCGTTGCATATACGCATCTTGGTAGCTTTGGCTAGGATTAAAGCCTGTGCTTGGCAAAGCACTTGTATTAAACGGGGTTTGTAGCATATTTTCTACATAGCCTAAACCTTGACCTGCAAGTTTGCCTAATCCAAGACTAGCTTGGTTTTGATAATCAAGAATTTGTTGTTGTGCAGGGCTTAAGGTCTGAGTAGCAGTCCAAGTAGGATTGCCGTAAGGGTCAGCACCAGTAACAGCGTAGTTAAGGTTGCCATAAGGCGTTACTTGATTAACACGATTAGCAGCAGTTGCGACTCGTGCCGCTTCAATATTGCCTTGTGCTGTCTGTTGTGCCGCCCCCGCATAATCAGGGGGTGCAGGTGCGCTTGGCGCAGGCCCTAATCCTAAAAATCCACCACCACCCATACTATTCTCCCTTGTTTAAAGAACATCGGATGTTAAGAAACCGACACTCCTCTTTTTTCATAGCCATAATCACTAAATCACCACTCATGTGGGCATCAGGTATTTCAGCTACAACCTTAAAGCCCAAATGTCGGTTTAACTTTAGGGCATCTATGTTATCAGCACAGATTTGCCCTAGTATAACGCTAAGTCCAAGTTTATTAAAGGGGTAATCAAATACCGCCCATATAAAATCTTTACTAGCCCAATGCTCACCAACACTACCAATATGAATCTCACAAGCCTTTGGCATAAAATTGGTATAACCCGCTACTGCTACCAAATTGCCATCTTTTAACTGCCCAATACATTGGGTGGTTTGGGGTAGGGGAAAGTTAAGTATTCGAACCAGCCATTCCCCCAAATATCGCTGGTTTTCAGTCGTAACAGTTCTCACAATACCCCGCCAGCCTCCATTACAAAGTCGGTTGATGCCCAATGAAAATCAATGCCTTGGCTTGCCACATTCATGCTAACTGAGCCTGCATAGCCTATTCCTGTCACGCCTTGCCAAAACTTAGTCACAATTAGATTTCCACCCCAATTGGTGTCATCCCATGAAGATACATCCCAAACGCCAATATCAAGGGTTGAGGGATTAAATGTAATTTGGCTAGTTAAAGGTACTGTATCAAAATCAGTGCTAACACCGCATAAAACAGTCGGTAAGCCGTTATCGGTCTGTAGGATAGGGCGTACCATAGTGAAGCGTTTTTGTTGCCCTCTGCGGTCAAAATACGAGTAGGCTTGTTGTACAAACCCACTAATATTGTCGGTATCGTCAGAAAATGAGTCATAAAAACGGGCTACATAGCCGTTGCCACCAAAATACATATCGTCACCACTAAGTTCCCAACAATTTGCTGAAATATTGGTAAACCTAGCCCATGACTTAGTAATGTTGTGCATGACATATTGTTCTGACCCGCCAGTTACGGGGATATTTAACAACAACATATTGTATTTGGCTAGGTAATTAATTTGCCAACCAAAATTAGCGGAATAAGCGTCTGCTGCTTGGCTAATAGCAAAGAAAATCTTGTCTGTAATGTTAACTCTTGGGTCTAAGCGGGTGGATTGAAGTCCTGCGGATAGGGGAACTAAGCCTTGTTGGGTCAATAATAGGATGTCACCGCCATATTTAAACACGCATTTACGGGCAAAAGTCTGTCCAATGTTCCAAATACCCACCAAAGCCCAATCATCAACATCGGATGGGTCAGAACCTTTGTAAACAGCGACTTCTCCGTTACTGGTAACAAATACGGCTAGGTCATCAACCCCATACCCAGCGTCAATAGTCCAAGTTCCCATGGCTTGTAAATAACCACCATTTTTAAAGATGCCACCTAAGGGAAACTCAGTTACAGCACCATTTATTGAATCCACACCCAAATACCAAAAACTAAGGGAGTTTTTTTCTACAAAATACAAACGCTCTTTAAACAGGTTTACATAGGCAAATGTGTTGGAATTTTTGCCTGTAATGTAGTAATCAATCGTATAAGTACCCATAACAGTCGCATCACCGCTAGGGGCAGTAGCCATCGTATAAGTGAGGGTCGACCCACCCGTTACAGTAATGCGGTAAGTCCCATTAAATTGGCTTGGGGTTGCACCTGCGACTGTGATGGTGTTACCTGTAACAAGATTATGAGGACTTGCAGTCGTTAAGGTAGCGGTTAAATTACCCGTTCCACCCCTAGTAATAGTAGAAATGGTTTGTGCGGTGTCGGTTGTTGCACTTCTTGACCATCTTGTACCATCATAAACAATCATAGGGTCAACATTGTTTACGGCTGGCATAAACGAGCCACCAGCAGTTGTAATCATGGAATGTACCCATCTACCATTGGTGTTTCCTGTAAGACTAGAAGTAGCCGTAGAGGTACTAGCATCATAAATAATCGTAGCCGTTGCCGCAAACAACTTGGTAGTCGTTGGGCTGGCGTAACTCATTAGGGATAAAACAGCCCCAGCAATGCCTGTAGAGGTCTTGGTATAGCCTTTTCTAAGGGTTACATCCGTAGGCGTAGGAAAGAAATTGACCATCTGAACCGCATCAAGTGGGTTCATTTCAGCCAAAGAATCCCTTGCGTTCCACCCCCCAATTGGGGATGGCAAGGAAGCGGTCATTGCCCGTCTTTGTTGAGCGACAGCCATTATGTCCCGTAGCCTGAATCAGGGATGTTAGCGTAACCAATTAAGACTTTGCTTGGGTATGGTGCAAACGATAGGGTAGCAGAGCCTTTGTCGTTGGCTTTAGCAACATTCAAATAGCGGAAATAATCAGCTTGTAGGGAAGTAGTATCAAACCCTTTAATTTGGAAATACTTAAGTTTTGTACCTAAAACCAAGACTGTATCGTCAAATATGGTCGTATCGGTATCCACAGTAAAGCTGTTTTTGACTGCATCAGCAGCACTTCTAGCCCAACCTTTTGAGCGGTATTCAAAGCCTAAATACTCTTGTGTGTTATATGGTGGCCAAATTTGGAACTTATCGCCTAGAATACGCCACCTAATGCGTGGGCCTGTCGAGATATAACCCGACTTTAGCCATTGCCATTGTTGGGCATCTTCAGGGCCAAGCATCTGCCAATGTTTTGTTTTGTCCCAATGCGTATTGTCTGTAATGGTTTCAAAATCATTGGGTAAAGGGTACTTAGTCTGCGAAAAGGTAAAAGTTACGCTTGTATATGTACCACTAGCTAACTGACTCATTACAATAGTAGATAAGCCTGTGCCAGCGTTGTAAGTTACGCTTGACACATAAGTATCTTGGTTAATGCCTGTTCCTGTAATGGTGTAATTGCTATTTAGGGCTGTAGCGTCACCTGTAACAATAATGTTATAACTAGCGTTGCTAACTGTATTGCCTGTAAAGGTTTGTGCATCGGTATAAAACCGATACTCCAACTGTAGAGCTTGCCAATCATATTCCTTTACCAAGTCATAACCAGTACGATTCATAAGGGCTAAAACCTGTTGTACATCTTGATTAGTATTACCCGCCACATAGGTAGGAATAGCAAGGTTTAGCTCGCTAGTGGTTTGCTGAACAAGTTGGAGCATCGTTGATGACATATTAGACTTTCTCTACGACCTTTGGTTTACGAGTTTTTTTCTCACCAACTGCCGCAAGTACAGCCGCCATTTGTTCTTGCATTAGGGCGAGCTTCGCATCAGTTTCAGCTTTTATTTTAGCAGTTTCCTCATCTTTTTTGGCAAGTTCTTGCTTTAGCTGATTAATTTCTTCATCCCGTTTACTAGCGTCTGCGGTTTCGGTAGCAAGGTTTAAGTAGCTTTTAGCCTTGTCCCTAAAGGTATGTGGTTGCATACCCGCAATCATTCCAATACGCTGTAACTGGTAATCTGAAGCATTAGCAATAGATTCGACTGTATAAAACTTGATGCCTTTTAACTCTTGGGCTTGGGATTGACTAATTAAAGTCCATTGTTCTAAAGGTGTGCCCATCATATCGCTACTAGAGTCTTGACTAGCCTGATATTGAAGCCATTGCTTTGGAAAGCGTTGTATGTGGCTATCTCGTGCAAAAGTGTCAATTTCAGTCAGGTTATCTCCAGCGACCATAATGCGTACAAAGTCAAAATCTTTGAATATTGGTCTGCCAGCTTCGCTTGATTCGTGTTCTAGTTGAACGGCTCGCTTGTAAAACTTAACTGCCAAGCGTGAATCTGCGTCTTGGTTATCGCTATCTATTGCCATGTAATGCTCCTAAGTGGTTAGGGTTAAAAGAAAAAAGGGCTACCCCGTTAAGAGTAACCCTTTGTTTTTACTACAAAAGTGTATTAAACACTAGCCTTGCTGAACCAACCATAATCGCCTGATGCCATAGAAGCACCTGACACATATGTACCTGCACCCAAAGTAACTTGGAATGTAGATGCGTTAATTACACAGGTAGCGGTTGATGCCGCAATTGCTGCACCTGCTTGTGCAAACACATAACGAAAGCCATCATTTCCAAAAGTTTGCGTTCCCAAGGGAGCAAAGTCAGGAATAGATACTGCCGTAGTGCCGTTAGTATAAGAAAAACTAATTGGAGTTGTGGTATTTAAATCAACTCCTGCTATAGGAAGAACTGAATAAGCCATGATAATTTCCTTTTTTAGGTTAATTGATTAATTTGTCAAAAGACCCTGCAACTGTGCGTTGCTTGTGGTCATATTGCCAGCAAATCCATACAATTTAACAATCGCATCTTGGTTAATGGCTTGACGCTCACCACCGATAGGTACGAAATTACGCTCTTTGTGTGGGCGGAAGAAGATGTAATTAGTGTTCAAGAGATACATATAGTTTGTATTTTCTTGTGCTCCAATACCACCACCTAGTACCACATCAGCAGATGTACCACCGCCGTAGAACTTGAGGGATGCAAAACCTGCTGCACCACTTTCTTCGGTAGTAATACGCTGAATAGCCTGTAATGCGTTTACAAAGAACTGATACAAATTGTTACCAGCAATGTACAAGTCAGCCTTGTCTGTGCCACGAATCTGCTTAATAGCGGCTTCGGTCATCTTAGCAAGCATTGTTGTTGAACTTGCACCTGTGGTAATTTGGTTACGCCAAAAGGTAAAGTTGGCACGATTAATACCACCATAAGTACCTGTGGTTGGGGATAAAGCGATAGCTGCGGCCAAGCCGTCAATGTTCTTACCGCCATTACCTGTTCCGTCACCATACAAATCGCCTGAAATGCGGTTCAATAAACGGGCTTCAGAAACTTGCATACGACCATCAATCAGGTCAATGATTGCTTCTTTAGAACTGTTTTGGAGCATTTCTAAACCACTCATGGTTACAGATGCAGCGTACTGAGCAATCTTGTACTGAGCAGCCGAGATTGGGCTATCAGGAGAAATGTTCAATACTTCGTATCCGCTATACGAGTTAGCGTTGTTAGTAGCCGTATCATCATAGAAAATTTCTTCAAGAATGACATTACCACCTGAGAATGGGCGTACATTGCCCTTAGAGTTAAGTCTTTGCAGAATAGCATTGTTCTGCGTTAAGTTATCAGCCAATTCACCGCTACGACTTTGAATGGTTGTAGCGATAATATCGGTGATTGCTGAGTTAGCAAATGACATGATATATCCTTTATTAAGTTAAGTTAAAGCCTACCGCTCTCTGCATCGGCTAATCCAGCCATTAGTAGAGAACGCCTATCCTTTGCTTCGACTTTTGCTTGTGTTCCGTTAGGAGTAACGGATTTTGGGCTAATTGCCGTTGCTTTAGCTCGTGCTACTTGCTGGGCTTGAGATGCTTGTTTTTTTGCAGAGGACAAGAGTCTTTCTTGTTCAACTGCCCAAACTTCATCGTTCATCCTCACAGCTTTCGTATAAGCCGTTTCAAGGTTTTGGGCCTTACCTAGCTCAAGTAGTTGAGCCATTTCTTCCCTCACCAAATCAAAGTGCGGAAACCGCTCTTTGTCGCTTCTTACTCGTTCAATTTCATTACTTAAACGAGCTTGTTCTTCTTGCTCAAACCGCCCTTTTATCGTGCTAACTTCTTGATTAACTTGATAAAGTTGTTGCATTAACTGTTGTGTATATGCGTCAACTGGTTGTTGCGGTTCATTACTTTCATTTAAGTTTACACCATAATCTCTTGCAAGTGTATGAAACATTTCTCTTTTTTGTTGAGGAGTTCCCTTTACAAGCATCATGTGGGCACGACCCAAGTTGTTTATCCATGCGGCAGGGTGTATTCCTTGTGATTGGAGTTCGGGGACAAACGGGTTAATTGCTTCCTCAAGAGCCTTTGCTCGTTCCGCTTCCGCTTTATATACGCTAACGCCCTTTTTAAACTCGTTCTCTCGTTGGTTAAGGTATTCAAGGTGTTTCTTACTTTCGTCTTTAGTTAATGTTTCGCCTTTGGCTATCTTATCCCATAGAGGTAAAAGGTCTTTCTTCCAAGTCGTAGGCTTTGGTATATTGCTACTCTCAAGCTGTTCTTCGGGGGGTTCATCCGTATCTTCTGCAACAGCCTCAATGCTCGTTTCCTCTGCCACCGCTTTATCTTCAGCGACACCCTTCTCATTGGGTTCGTCTTGAGGTACTTCATCTTCCTCATGTTCCACCTCTTGAGGTTCGTCTTTTATTTCAACTTCATTCATTGCTGCTTCTAACATCTCTCTGCGGTCTGCCATGATTGCTCCTTAACGATAGTTTAATTTAGCGTAAGCAAGCTCGGCAATCTTGCGTTTACGGGCTTCTTTGTCTTTATGGCTTAATTCCACAGGCTTATGTTGCTTGGGTACATCGTTACCTAGTTCAATCATGCGGTGCTGTTTAAGGTGGTTTCTGTGGTGACTACGGCTACTAATCCAAGAACCATCGACTTGAGATACATAGCCTTCAATGTCTGACATAACCATTGGTGCGTCTTTGGCGGTCATTTCTTCTTTTTGCTTCCATGCTTCTTCGGCTTCAGGTGTACCTAGGGTAAACCCCCAAAAGTCTAAATAATGTTCTTTATTTGACTTAGTTACGACATGGTTGCTCTCAGAATAGCCACATTTAGGGCAAATCATCACATTCTCCTTAATAGTTCGGGTAATTGGTCGTATTCATGGGGTCTTAGGCATACAACAGAGTCGTACCAACGGGCATTTTTCCACCGCCAACAGACAAATTCTTCTTTAGGTAGCAAAACAATGGTTCTAACCCCCAAAGCACCAGCTAAATGAGCCGTACCAGTATCTACAGTTACAACTCCTTTCATAGCTTTCATGTGCTGGGCGGTTTTTACCCAATCTTTCTTCCATCCATCATTAGGTAGTGGGTTAAATAGCCCATCAGATTTAGGATTTAGGCTATAAACATCATCTCCAACCAATTCTTCAATGTGTCGGTAGTCGATTGACTTCAAGTAATACAGAATTTGCTTAGATGCTTCCCAGTTCACCCCTATTTTGGGTGGGATATTGCTAGGAATAGCGTGTAAATAGCCCTCAGAACCCACTATTTTCTTACGGGTTACTGGGAACATAGCCTTTACTAGCGGGTGAGATAGGGAAATGTAATACGGCAACGACATAGAGCCTATCCAGTAGTCTGATTGGCTTGCTATGCCCTCAATGGTGCTGTTAGAAAAGACATCTACGCTATGAATCTGCCCCAAAAGGTAATGGAGTGTGCTTTCTTGTAAGACTACGACCTGTTTTGCCCCTAAAGCCTTTAAAGCGGGTAAGAATCGGGCAAACATAATAATGTCACCAAAGCCTTGTTCCATCTGTACTGTGATGGATTTACCCATTAAAGGCTCACCTCGCCATACGGGAATCTTAAAAGTAGGCTCGTAGGGTACGGCTTGTTCGGCAACTATTTCAGGATGCCACCGATACTCAAATAATCGAAAACCTTGCTCATAACGACCTGCGTGTAGGTGGTCATAAGCTAACTTATATTGTGCGTGGGGGTCTAAATTAGTAGTAATATGCTTTCCTCATCGTCTTGTTCAGCAAGGCGTTGAGTTTCAAGTATTGCGAGCCTAGACCTTATTTGGCCTTGTTCTCGTCTTAACTCTACCGCCCTTAGCAACTTGCTTCGTTGGTTTTCAAGGTAGGCGATAGACTGCTCTAGTTCTGTAGTATCAACTGGCGGTATACCAGCCTTAACCTCTTGAATAGATTGTAGTTTATTTTGTTTCTGTTTAGCAACAATTTTTGGTGGGTCAACTAAACCCTTAATTTGAGCTTTACGAGCTTCTCGGTCTGCTCGTTGGGCTTTAAGTAATGCTAGTTCTTTTTCGTGTATCTTTCTTTCTAGGTTCTTTGCCCGTCTAATTTCTTCGGGCGTGAAACCATCATGCGTGTCAGTATAAGGATTGGGGGGTATTTGTCCTATCTGAAACGCATTAATCTGAAACGCTAAGACCTGAAATGCAGTCTGAAACACTAGCAGTCCTCTGCACCAGCGTAGTCACTATAAGTCTTTAGAACCTCGTAGATTGCAGGGATTAAGTCACCCTTTAAATCTTCCATATTGATGTAGTGTGCGTTTTCTTTGACTGTAGCCATGTTGCCATGCCTTGCCGACTCGTCATAATGAATAGCGACTTGGACTTGGATTTGGTCTTTAGTGCCAAAGAAATTAGTGATTCTAGCGTAGGCTTGTGGGGCTGGTACGCCAAATTGTGTTTGAACAGCGAGCTTGAGTGCCATGTAAATCTCCTTAGAAAGTCATTTCGGTTGTGCGGATTTGGCAAACTGTACGAATAGTCGTTGCCGCTTGCCCTGTAAAGGTAACTCTTATTCCACCGTTGGTCGTATCGGCTGTTACTGCAATATCCCATGTTGCTGCACCCAAATCTGCATAGGTAGAGGTTACTGTAGGAACTCCAACTAAAGCTGTAGATGCCGCATTAGCACCTCGTTTAATTACACCTTCAATAGTCCAGCCTTTAGTATCTCCAGCAGCAGTCTTTCCTGATACCACCTCACCTCTAAAAAAGTAAGCAGAGTTGTTAGGTAGTATTACTTGGTTTGTTGTTCCTGCGGCTGATGAGTTGGAACAAAGGGCTGTGGGTGTAGCATCGGTTGTTTGTTTTGCAAGAACAAGTAAAGCTGTTTGTGTTAGACCCGAACTACCAGCAATTGGTTCATTACAAGCTGGAAAAACATGGTTTCCTATTATTGACCTTGATGTTCCAAAATAGCCACCCATAATTGCAGAGCCATTACTGTTTACTGTATTTCCTGCTCCTGCTCCAACAAACGCTCTTGCGCCAGATGCAGTATTTCCTTGACCACCAACAATTGATGCAACATCGCCTGATGCAGTATTATTTATCCCAGCACCAACAAAATTGGCATTTCCACTTGCTACATTTGGAAATGTTGATGGAGAAAGTACAGCGTAAAGACCACCACCACAAATTACAGAGCCATTTCCACTAGCAGTATTGTTTCTACCACCACCAACAAAAGACCAATCCCCACTAGCCACATTCCTATTAGCCGCAGTACCAGCATCACCACCACCACCGATAAATGAATAACTACCTGTAGCTTGGTTATTACCACCGCCTACTACTACTCCATGAGGAGTAAAGAAAGATAGAGTTGGAGTGCCTGTAGCTACAGCGTTTTGAGAAAGGGTAAGGCTTGTTCCTGATATGGCAGCTACATAGGTATTTGGAAAAGTAATACCTGTTCCAGTAATTAGCTGACCAACTTTAATGTTAGCGTTTGAACCTGACAAAGTAACTGCTGTTGAACCACTTGTAAATGATGTCGTTGCTTGTGAAGTAACAGCAGAACTTGATGTCGTTGAATTTGTAAACCCATTCCCAACAAAACCAAAATATCCACTAGCTGTATTAGTTTGCCCATTAACAACAGTACTATAAGTTATGTTAGCAGTATTATCAAATCCTGCGCCAATAAAACTTGTACCGCCTGATGCAACATTTCTTGCTCCATTAACAACTGCGGCTTGCGAATTACTAGCTGTATTTTGAAATCCACCACCTACAAAAGAATCTTCCCCGCTTGCTGTGTTTCTTCTACCCGCCCCAATAAACGCTTGTGAACCACTAGCTACCCTTGCAGCAGTATCTCGAACCATTTGAAAATCAACAGCATTAGCACCCCTAGCGTTACCACCTGCTGTAGAAGATGTAGTAGCTTGTGCTTGTAATGCTCCTGTTCCTGCTGGTTGTAAATACAATGCACCAGTAGACAGTAAACCTATTTCAGATACTCCACTAAAGGATAGGGTAGGAGTTCCGTAGATTGCTGTAGTGGTTGTG